GGTCACTTTGCAGCAGCAGCTTTCCAATTAAAAGCAGGAAAAGAAGCTCAAAGAGCATATGCTAATGATGCACAAGCGGCAGAAGAACAAGCTGAATTAGCTTCCATACAAGCTGACCAAGAAGCCATTAACAGAACTGCTCAACTTAACAATCAATTAGCCGCAATATCAGCATCAAGTGCTGGAGGTGGTGTTTCAATTGGTTCTTCAAGTTTAGCTAATATTAAAAGAAGAGAAAGCCAATTAGCTACTCAAGACGTTAAAGCTACAAAGTTTATGGGTGCTACTAAACGTAGAAATTATCAGTTATCAGCAAAGGCTTCTAAGAGCAAAGGTAAAGCGGCAATGTATAGTGCATACGCAGGAGCAACTAAGTCTGCTACTGATGGAGTTAACGCTATGGGTAAGGGAGGCTTACCCTAACCAGACAGGACTTGGAACAAGATCGTATTCGACATAAGATGGATAAACTAAATGGCATTTAAAAGAACTATATTAAGGCAAAACTTTGTTACCAATACAGCTATGCCTGAAAGTGCTGGACATGCTATGGCACAAGCTAGCAGAGATATAGCTGGTGCTATTACTCATATTACAAATACTGTTGATAAAAATGAATTTGAAACGTTTAAATTACAAGCAGAAAAAGAAGGTAAAATAATCGGTCAAAGGACTGAAGTAGTTGATGGTAAAAATGTAATAAAGCCTTTAGATTTAGAGTCATTAGGTACTTTTAAACCTAATATGTATAACAAAGCTAATCAAAGAAAAATACAAGAATACTTTAAAGAACAAGCTATTAACAGCTATTCTCTTGCTTTATCTAATGATGCAATAAATGCTTCTGAAACATCATTAATAACTAATAAAGGAAAGGTTGATGATAAAGGAAACTTATTAGTTAATTCAGCTTCAGAAGCTTATCTTAAAGCAATAAAAAACAAAGTTCCTTCAGATGTATGGAATAACATTTCACCTGGACTTGAGAAAATATGGGGAGTGTCTAATCGCAAAGCTTCTGCTTATCAAATAGAAGATGTTAGAAATCTAAATTATTCCAATGCTATAAAGACTTTAGATTATGTAAATAATTACGAACAAAATTTAATAATAAATGGTGGAGATGAAACTGATTTATTATATGTAGAAGAAGCAAAACAAAAAGCTTTTCAATTAATAGATGATAATGCAAAAAGTTCAGCAGATGCCTCAAATATAAAGATGCTTTATGGAACTCAATTGCAATCTGGTGTTTCTCAAAATGCAGTTACTATGGCTTATGGTAATGAAGTTCCAGTTTCAGACATACTTGAAATAATTTCAAACACCCATAATAATTTTAAATTAGATAAAAACGTTGATGCTGAAGTTGTTCAAACTGCAATGTTATCAAAGCTTGATGAGCTAAATAAAATTGATGTTAATCAAAAAAAAGAAAATAAATTTAATTCAGTTACTAGTGCTGGTAATTTAATGCTTAATTTAGTGGCTGATAATGTTATTCCAACTGAAGTAGAGATTAAATCTTTAGCAACAGCAGAGCAAATTAAAATAAGAGAAGCGATAACAAAACACACTAAAAATATTAAAACTGATGAAGAAAAGATATTTAACGATAACGTAGTTAAAACAATTCTTAATATTGAATCTGACAATATAAATGTTGAGCCTAGCAAAGATAAAAGTGATTTTTCAGATGGATTTAACGTTATAAAAAATAAAAAGAAATTGGATATGGTTGCTGAACTTGTAAGTAGTTTAGGCGATATAAAAATGAATAATTCAAGTAGACTTAAAATTAACACTCTTACAAAAAATATAGCCAATAATTACGCAGAAATAAAAAGTGATATGTTTAAAGCTAACATTGAATTTGCAATGAATGGAGATGGAGATAAAGTCTTAATACCAAGTCAATTAAAAAGTGAAGAATATATCAACAAATTAATTAGAAACAATATTATTGGTACAAGCAAAACAAACGCTTACACAAGAGAATCTTGGATTAATAGAGTAAATAGATATGAAGTAGAATACGATAAAAAAAATAAAGATGCTGAAATTTTATCTGTACTTGCTAACAAAGCAAAGCACAATGTTTCTTTTAATGCACAAGATATACTTACAGTTAACAAAACTTTTCCAAAATCATTTGATTATAAAGGAACAAAAACTTTATATAATGTACTAGATCCCGATCAAGAAGTAAGAGAAATTAGCATTAAACACCATACTAGCTTGGCTTTAAGTACAAATGTTATTCCAACAGAATTAGTAGAAGTTTTAAATAATATAAAACAATTAAGTGATGTTGATTTTATGTATGCAAAACAAGCTTATGGAAGTTTAAAAAACGCTATAAAAGATAAACACCCTGATGATTGGGAGGCACAATGGGAATTGTTTTCTGGTAATAATCGTAATAAATTAGATACTTTAGTTCTTGATTCTTCTTTGTATAGTAATGACGCTTCTAAATTTGCTGGTATGCACAATCCAACATCTACTAGTAGAGAATTAGGTAAGATTTTTCCTAAAGATTCAAGAGATGGATTGTCAGACCAAGACATTATGAACAACACAATTAAAACAATTGGTGAAAATACTGACAATAATGCTTTTGAGAGATTTTTTATAGCTGGAGTTGATGGGAACGTTGCTGAAACTTTAGCTTTATATAAATTTTATGATCAAAGCGGTGTAAGCAACATGGCTGATGTTCTTATTAAAGACCCTCAATTAAGAAATGAATTAATTAGAAATGTTAAATATCAAGCTTCTACTGGAAAATTAAATATGAATGATCCAGAAAAAGCTTTGCTTTCTGCTACTAAAAAAGCATTTTATGAACTTTCTGGAAATTTAAGTTTGCATGAAGACAAAAATGGTAAAGTTCATTTGATGTCAGGTAGTGGCATAATGAAATATGCACAATCACAAATACCAGGAGATTCTTACCAAATAACAAAAGAAGATTTAATTCAAGACGTTTTAAAAGATTATAATGCAAGTTTTGGAGGAGGAACTCAAAATAAAGATGTCCAAGAAGCTATTAAAAATAGAGATATAATGTTTGTTCCTAATAATGAAATTGCTGGAGATCAAACATTTAGAGTTGTTGTTTTATCTCAAGATGGCACAGCACCAACTATAGCAAACAATTATAAATGGAACTGGGAAAATTCTTTGCAAAATAAAGATTACGAAGATGCTTTACAAAAAATATCTAATGGTGGTGTAAGAAAATTATTAAGTAGCTTTGATTTTATGAGTAAAAATAACATAAGAGCCGTAATGGATTCTGTTAAAAGCAACAGACAAAGTGCTGAGAAATGGCAATCTATTATTAACACATACAATTCTGTAGCTATGTCAGTTAACAATGCACCTATGATACCATCAGAAATACTTCCTATAATTGATTATTCTAAATCAGAATCTGGTCAGAAAGAATTAGAAGCATACTTTGATTCTACACGTTTCTTTAGGTTGAATTTAAGATGATTAAAACACCAGAATATACAGAAGCTTTAAACAATCTAACATCAAATATGTATGATACAAGCAATATGGATATCTCTACTGAAAATGATGTTTATAAAGAACCAGTAACTGGTCCTGAAGATTATGGTTTTTCTGACTCATTTATGGCTGGATTTAGACAATATAGCCCTGCTCCTGCTGTAAAAAGATTAATTGAAAATATAGATTTTGAAGACGATCCTTCATATGAGCCTTTAAATGACGATCAAATTCCAGAAGGTTATGAATGGAGATTTCTTAATAGTGCAAGTTCAAATGAAACATCAGTTAGATTAGAAAGACTTAAAGGTGATTTAAAAGATTTAGACATTGTAGAAAATGGTAATTTACTAGCAGTTGGATTAGGTGGGTTAATATCCCCTCTTACTATTGCACCAGTAGGAACATTTAAAACATTATCAAACACAAGTTTCTTAAAACGATTTGTTGGTAGTGCAGCATTTACTTCGGCTTTATATGCACCAGAAGAATTTTTAATATCTTCTCAAAACGAAGGAAGAAGTGAACTTTCTCATACTTTAATTCCATTAATGGGAGCAGCTTTAATAGGTGGAACTGTTGGTGGTTTATTTGGAAGAAACATTGCAAAAGGAATGAATCCAGCTAGTGAATTTGCTGAAGAAGGAGAAGAAGGCATTTTTAGAAGTGCTGGTGCTATGGTAAACCCAGAAAGTCCTGCCGTTATTAAAAGCATGATGAACGCTGAAGCTTTGGAAACAACTGGTATTGGCATTGAGAAAATGCCCTGGAATCCAGTAACAAGATTAACGGCAAGTTTTAATTTAACCTCAAGGAAAATAGCCGCCCAATTAGTTGATATGGGAGGAATGATACAGAAAAAAGTTAGAGGTGGTAAGGTTACTGGCGATGAAATGGAACAGTCAGTTGAAACAAATTTTAGAACACAATATTTAAGCAAGTTACTAGATGGCATAAGGGCATCAGATGAAGCCTATCTTGCTTTTAGAGGTGTAGTTGCTAAAACGGGAGATATTGGTCGTTCACTTCAAATGATTGGTCAAAAAGGTTCTGATTTTATTAAACGCAGTCAAACATTATCTGAATTTGGCTTTCGTGAAAGAGTTGCAAAAGCTATGAGAAATGGAGATGTTGATGAAATAGCTGATTCAGCATCGACATATGTTAATCAAGCCGCAACATCTTATCGCAAAGTTTTAAATCATATTAAAGAACAAGCTGAAGAAGTTAAGTTATTTGAATTAGACATGCAAAAAGCTATAGCTGGATTAAAGAAAAGAATTGCAGATGGCACGGCAGATGCTTCTGAGTTAGTTAAAGCTGAAGCAAAGCTTGTTGAATTGAGACAGACTGGTGTTTTAGTTAATACGGCTAAAGGATATGTGCCAAGAGTTCCAAGAATTGATAAGATCATGGCTAATGAATCTAAGTTCATAAGTAAAGTTAGCAATTGGGCTCAAAGTCATTTTGGTGTTTCAAAAGCCAAGGGTGATGAGTTTGCACAGGCTAGGTTGATTGATTATACAAAAAGCAAGCCCTTTTACAGTCTTGATGAAGGCACTACTCAAATTGATTGGATTACAAATGCAAGTGGAGCAAAAGCCAGATCATTTGAAATACCTGACAAAATTATAGAAGAGTTTTTAGAAAACGATATTGAAGTCTTAATTAGGCATCACACAAAAACAATGGGAGTGGATATAGAATTAACAAGGAGATTTGGCGATGTTTCTATGTCTAAAAT